ATGCGTATCAAGGGTGACGACTCTCCGCTGGCTCCGGGTGAGTTCCGGGATGTCGATGTGCCTAGCGGGTCGATACGGGACAACATCCTGCCGTTGCCGTACAAAGAGCCTTCGATGGTGCTGTACCAGTTGCTGGAGAACATCGTGGCCGAGGGCCGTAGGTTCGCGGCGGTAGCCGACGTGAACGTGGCGGACATGCAGCCAAACGCTCCGGTTGGTTCGACACTGGCGGTGCTGGAGCGCACGCTCAAAACGATGTCGGCTATTCAGGCACGGGTCCACGCGGCGATGAAACAGGAGTTCGCTATCCTCAAGGGGCTTGTGCGTGACTATGCACCTGACGAGTATGCGTACGACGTTGACGCGCCTGACGGTGCTAAGGCCAAACAGCGTGACTATGACGTCGTTGACATCGTTCCGGTGTCCGATCCGAATGCGAGTACCATGTCGCAGCGCATCGCGCAGTATCAGGCGGTGCTCCAGTTGTCGCAAACGGCTCCGCAGTTGTATGACCTCCCGGTGCTCCATCGTCAGATCGTCGAGTCGTTGGGCGTGCGTAACGCGGACAAGCTGGTGCCCGTCAAAGAGGACATCAAGCCTATGGACCCGGTATCGGAGAACATGTCGCTGCTGAAAGGCGACCCGATCAAGGCGTTCATGCACCAGGACCACGAAGCGCACCTCGCTACGCACATGGCGTTTGCACAAGACCCGAAGATACAGATGGTGATGGGTAATGACCCGATGGCGCAGGTGAAGATGGCCGCAGGCGCAGCGCATATCGCAGAGCATGTTGCGTTCGCGTACCGCGCTCAGATCGAGCAGCAGCTTGGCGTGCCGTTGCCTGTGTCGGATGAAGGCATGTCTGAAGAGATTGAGGTCAACGTGTCGCGTCTGATGGCCGAGGCCGCGCAGCGGTTGTTGCAGCAGCACCAGGCGGAGGCTGCACAGCAAGAAGCACAGCAGCAGATGCAAGACCCGGTTACTCAGATGCAGATGCAAGAGATTCAGATCAAGCAGCAGGAGCAGCAGCGCAAGGTGCAGAAAGACCAGATGGACTTCGCAATCGAGCAGGAGCGTATTCAGGTCGAGCGGGAGAAGATCGCGTCCAACGAGAAGAATCAGGGCGCAAGCCTTGGTGTGAAGATCACTGACAACGCCAACAAAGCGATGTTGCAACAGAAAAAACTTGAAGACGCGCAGCGCCTTGAGGGGTTCCGCGCAGGTGTTCAAAGGAGTTCCCAACCACCCAACGCATGATAGGAGAGTGTATTGATTAACTTATTCGTAGACCATCTACGCAAAAAAATCAAAGACGAGACCGAGGCGCTGTCCGACATACTGGCCAGCGGCGGAGTCAAGTCTTTTGACGAGTACCGTCATCTGACGGGCATTATTCACGGGCTGGCTTTTGTCGAACGTGAACTCAACGACCTTATGGACGCATTCAACAAGGAGTAATAGCTATGGCACCAGTCGAACAGACTGCATCGGACGAGCAAATGGAACAAGGGCTGCCACGCCCATGTGGGTATAAGCTGCTTATTGCGCTGCCGGAATCGGAGGAGTCGTATTCCAGCGGTATCATCAAAGCAGACGTCACCCGTAAGCACGAGGAAATCGCCACCGTAATCGGCGCAGTGCTTGAACTCGGCCCGGATGCGTATAAAGACGCAAGTAAGTTTCCTACCGGCCCTTGGTGCAAAGAGGGTGATTTCGTAATCATCCGTGCGTACTCAGGTACGCGGTTCAAGTTGTACGGTAAAGAGTTCCGTCTTATCAACGATGACACGGTAGAAGGCGTAGTAGCCGACCACCGTGGCTATTCTCGCGTTTGAGGTGAAATATGGCACTTGAAGAGTACATGACTGAGCTTGACCTTAGCGATAAGGTTACACCGATAACTAATGAGAGCGACGTTGATTCGGCGGTAGAAGATGGCGTTGTTGACGGCGTTGAGGTAGAAGTCGTTGACGACACGCCCGAGGCTGATCGTGGCCGTACGCCGCTCCCTGACGACATCAAGCAGAAGCTGGATGCTGAGATCGAGGCGGAAGAGTATTCCGGCAAGGTCAGGCAGCGTATTGATACGCTCAAGAAGTCCTGGCACGACGAGCGTCGTGACAAGGAAGCCGCGATGCGTGAGCGCGACGAGGCAGTGCGGTTCGCGCAGAAGGCGTACAGTGATCGTGCGCAGTATCAACAGCAGTTGCATTCGGGAGAGGCGTGGGCCATCGACCAAGCCAAGCAGCGCGCGGCGTTGCAGCTTGACAGTGCTAAACGCGCATACCGCGAAGCCTATGAGTCAGGTGACTCGGAGCGTATGATCGAGGCGCATCAGGCGTTGAGCGCGGCGACTGCGGACGTTGCGCAGTTTAACAACTACACACCGCGATACGCTTTACAAGAGCAGCAATATAGTGTACAACCGCAGCAGGCACCTGAAGAACCGTACGTTCCGCCTGAACCGGACTCCCGCACTGCGGAGTGGGGCGAACGAAATACGTGGTTCGGTAAAGACCAAGAGATGACCAGCCTTGCCTTGGGTATTCATCAGCGGTTGGTGGCTGAGGGTTTTGGCCCTGGCACCGAGGCATATTTCGAGCGCGTAGACGCTCGCATGAGGGAAGTATTCCCGGATAAGTTCGGGATCAAGAAGCGGCAGTCCGCTACTGTTGTCGCGCCCGTTGGACGTTCGCCCAAAGGTAAGAAAGTAGTGCTTACCCAGACGCAGGTCGCGTTAGCGAGACGCTTAGGGATTTCCCCCGAAGCATATGCCCGTGAACTTGTTAAACAACAGGAGAATTGATATGGCTACTCGTGATAATCGTGATTTGTTGTCCCGCGAAAACACATCGCGCAAGAAGCTGTGGCAACCGGCTGATTTGTTGCCCGCACCTAACCCCGTCGAGGGGTATGAGTTTCGTTGGGTTCGTAAGTCCACAATGGGGAAATCCGATCCTACGAATACTTCGCGTAGCTTTCGTGAAGGCTGGGAGCCTTGCAACCTTGCAGATCATCCTGAGCTGGCATTTTCGGTTGACGCTGATGCCAAGAACTCCGGTATGGTTGAGGTTGGTGGCCTGATTCTTTGCAAACTGCCTGTGGAGATGGTTGCCGCACGCAATGCGTACTACCAAAACCGCACGCAGGCACAGCTAGATTCGGTTGATTCCCGGTTGATGCGTGAGAACGACCAGCGTATGCCTTTATTTAGAGACAGCAAATCGCAGGTTACTTTTGGTCCGGGATCGTAAGGTCTCGTTCGTTCTACTCAGGAGAAAAACATGGCAATTACTGCTGCTCCCTACGGGCTGAAACCCGTAAATCGTCTGGATGGTATGCCGTATGCCGGCGCCGTTCAGGAGTTTCTCATTAACCCGGCTGGTACCGGCACCAACATCTTTAACGGCCAGATCGTTATCATCGGTGCTGATGGCTACGTGGCCCTGTCTACCGCTACCGGTGCTGACCTGACTACCAACAACCTTGGTGGTTCTGGCGTGGGTGCTGTTGGTGTGTTTGTCGGCTGTGAGTATACCAATGCTCAAGGCCAGCAGGTTTTCAGCCAGTACTATCCGTCCGGCACCACGGGTGTTGTGAAGGCTAAGGTTGTTACTGATCCGAACGTCGTGTTCCAGGGCCAGTTGGCTGGTTCCGGTGCGCAGACTGTTCTGGGCACTAACACATTCCTGGCCGCTGTACAGAGCACCAGCACTGGTTCCACCCAGACTGGCAACTCTACCTCCGCGTTGAGCGCCTCTGTACAGGTTGCTGCCGCTGCATTCCGCATCGTCGGCTTCGCTTCTGCTGCGGGTGACGCATATACCGACGTGCTGGTTAAGTTCAACCCCGGCGCCCATTCGTACACCAACGCTGTTGGTCTGTAAGGAGTAAACAATCATGGCAATTTCTCGTTCCCAGTTGATGAAGGAACTCCTGCCGGGTCTGAACGCATTGTTCGGCATGGAGTATAAGACCCACGGCGAAGAGCATAAGCAGATTTTCGACACCGAAAACTCTGACCGCTCGTTTGAAGAAGAGACCAAGCTGTCTGGCTTCGGTGCTGCCCCGGTCAAGGCCGAAGGCGCTGCGATGGCGTATGACACTGCCCAGGAAGCCTGGACTGCCCGTTACGTACATGAAACGTACGTTCTGGGCTTCTCGATCACGCAAGAGGCCGTGGAAGATGCTTTGTACGACAAGCTCTCGGCTCGCTATGTAAAAGCCCTTGCTCGCGCTATGGCGTTTACCAAGCAGACCAAAGCTGCTGCCATCCTGAACAACGGCTTCTCTGGCGGCCCCACCTACGGTGATGGTAAGACGCTGTTCGCTACGGACCACCCGCTGGTCTCTGGCGGTACCAACTCGAACCGTCCGGCTGTCGGCGCTGACCTGAATGAGACTTCTTTGGAAGCCGCTACCATTCAGATTTCTGGCTGGACTGATGAGCGTGGCCTGCTGATTACTGCAAAGCCCAAGAAACTTGTTATCCCGCCGAGCTTGATGTTCGTTGCAACCCGCCTCCTTGAAACTGAGGGTCGCGTGGGCACTGCGGACAACGATATCAACGCTCTGCGTTCTAACAACGTTATCTCCGGTGGTTACACCGTCAACCACTTCCTGACTGATCCCAACGCCTGGTTCGTAGTCTCTGACGTTCCTAACGGCCTGAAGCACTTTGTGCGTTCTCCGTTGACTACCGGTCTTGATAACGACTTCGATACGGGCAACTCGCGCTTCAAGGCGCGTGAGCGTTACAGCTTCGGCTGTTCTGATCCGTTGGGCGTGTTTGGTAGCCCTGGCGCCAACTAAGACGCACCTGTAAAAAACCCCGCTTCGGCGGGGTTTTTTGTTACACGGGCGCGGCTGCCCGTCGTGTCGAGACGAAGCAACAGCGCTAACGTAACGTTCGATCCGAGTTCAGACGCTAGAACATGGGTCTGGCGTGCTTGACAGCGTGATTTACAGCATGTATAAAAGCGCAACTCCGGGATTTTTTGTAGCCCAGCAGACCGGCCCGGCGGACGATGCACAGACTGGTGGGCGCTCGTGCATGAGGTTTATAATGGCCCAGACTACTTTCAGCGGTCCCGTAGTAGCTACTAACGGTTTCTCCGGCGCTATCCAACTCCCCACTTACACTGTCGCATCTGCTCCGTCCGCCGCGAACATCGCTGGTACCTGTATCTACGTCTCCAACGGCGCTGCGGGTTCCCCGATTGTGGCGTTCTCCAACGGCACCAACTGGCTCCGTTGTGATACAGGCGCCGTCATCGCTGCGGCTTGATAGGAGCTAGAGATGCCTATCTTCAAACCCGCCAGCGCGGAGGAGCTAGCTCGCCGCGTTTCGGCTCCGAAGCCCGCGCCTAAAAAACCAACGCCAAAAGAGGCAGCTAAATGAGTACCGATGTATGTAGCGCGGTTGCCGCATCCAGCGGTACCTTGGTCTCTGGGCGCAACCGGCTCAAAGGCGTAGTCATTACGACTAACGGCGTAGCTGGCAGCGTGGTGTTTAAGGACGGCGGTGCATTCGGCACTACGATGCTTACGATCAATACCCCCGGCGCTACTGGGATCAACGATGTGTTTATCCCGGCTGACGGTATCCTGTTTTCTACGGATATTTACGTTGCGCTGAGTAACGTGAGTTCCGTTACCGCGTTCTACGGATAAGGACACGCATCATGGCAGATAAACCCCTCCGCCCCGTACAACCGGGGCGTAAAAAGACACCGAACCCGTACCCAAGCGGCGACGACCAGTCGCGGCGCGTCAAACGCACCACCTCAAAGTGCTCGGGTGGAACCGTTCGCGGAACCAAGAAGTGACAACCTCCGGAACGACCAGCTTTTCTCTTAACCTGAACGACATCGCTGAAGAAGCGTTTGAAAGGTGTGGGGCCGAGCTACGTTCCGGATACGACCTGCGCACTGCGCGGCGTAGTCTTAACTTGATGATGCTCGAATGGGCCAACAGGGGTTTGAACCTGTGGACGATCGAGCAAGGTGCTATCGCGCTAGTGCCGGGTGTAGCGTCGTATAACCTCCCCGCGGATACGGTTGATGTTATCGAGCACGTGCTTCGTACGGGCGCGGGGGCAAGTCAGTCTGACTTGAATATGCCCCGTATCTCGGTGTCGACGTACGCGACGATACCAAATAAAACAGCTACGGGCCGTCCAGTTCAGATGCTAGTCACCCGCGGCCCAGCACTGTCGAGTGTAACAGTCTGGCCTGTTCCTGACGCATCTGCGGCGTACACGCTGGTGTATTGGCGGCTTCGCCGTATGCAGGACGCTGGGGCTGGCGTCAATACCCAGGACGTACCGTTTCGGTTTTTGCCGGTACTCGTGTCGGGTCTCGCGTACTACCTGTCGTTAAAGTTACCGGGCGCGTTTGATCGTTCTCAAGTACTTAAAGCGGAGTATGAAGAGCAGTGGATGCAGGCTAGTTCGGAAGACCGTGAGAAGGCGCCCGTGATGATGGTGCCGAGAATGTACGGGTGACGCGATGGCTACGTTTGCGTCAAGTAAACACGCGTTTGGTTTCTGCGATGTATGCGGTTTCCGGTGCGATCTTGTCAAGCTAAAAGCCCTCGTAGTCCGCGGGAAAAGGACTAATATACTCGCGTGCCCTGAATGCTGGAACGCGGACCACCCACAAAACTATGCAGGTATGCGCCCTGTGGACGACCCCCAGGCGCTACGTAACCCCCGGCCAGACCCAGCGTTGGCCGCAAGTCGGGAGATGATACCTTGAACTACGCCGCGCTAAGTCAAGCAATACAGGACTACGTTGAAGCGGGCGACAACACGTTCGTTGCCAATATCCCTAACTTCGTCAAGGCGGCGGAGCAGAAGGCGTACAGCGTCGTGCAGTTACCGGTTGCGCGTAAAAGCGTTACGGGTGCGGTTACAGCGGGAAACAAGTACCTGACGCTTCCGTCTGACTGGCTTTCAAACTACTCCGTGGCTGTGATTCTGCCCGACGGTTCGTACGAGTACATGCTAGATAAGGATGTGAACTTCATTCGTGAAGCGTTCCCTTACCCTACGGTTACTGGTATGCCTACGCACTATGCGTTGTTCGACGAGAACTCACTTATCCTTGGCCCTACTCCGGATGCCGCGTACTCTATTGAGCTCCAGTACGCTAGTTACCCGCAGTCCATCGTTGACGCGGGTACGTCCTGGCTCGGAGACAACTTCGACACCGTGCTGCTGTATGGTGCTCTGGTTGAAGCTAATATGTTTATCAAGGGAGAGGTGGATATGACTACCGAGTACCAAAAGCAGTTTGACGCGTCTTTGGGCAAACTAAAGGTTCTTGGCGACGGGAAAAATCGACGCGACGCGTACCGCAGCGGGCAGGTACGTACACCTGTAATGTAAGGAGAACTGCATGGCAATTACACAAGCAATGTGTACCAGCTTCAAAGTGGAGCTTTTCGGCGGTATTCATGACATGGATACTGACGTGTTCAAGATGGCGCTGTATACGAGCGCGGCTACGCTTAACGGTACTACGACTGCGTATTCGGTTACCAATGAGGTATCCGGTACGGGGTACACCGCTGGTGGGGCTGCTATGTCCGGCGCGGTTATTTCCAGTTCGGGTACGACCGCGATCGTCGATTTCGACGACGTAACTTGGGCCGCAGCGACGATCACCGCACGCGGTGCGTTGATTTACAACACGAGCAAAGCGAACTGTGCCGTGGCCGTGCTTGATTTTGGCGTGGACAAAACGTCTACGGCGGGTGACTTCGTTGTAATCATGCCTGTTGCCGACGCGTCCAACGCGATCTTGCGCGTAGCCTGATGAATTATGGCTGACTACGTTGGATGGGGTTCCAGTACATGGGGTAGGGGTTCATGGGGCCTTGATCTCGTTGAGGTTCCTGTCTCCGGCGTAGTTGGTTCTGGTTTAACAGGTCAGATTGGCGTAACTGGCGACGCCAACGCCTTAGTTACCGGTGAAGTTAGTTCAGGGTATGCGGGGCAAGTTAGCGTAACTGGCAACGCTCGTGTAGCAACAACAAGCGTAGTCGGTTCGGGCATAACGGGCCAGACTTATGTAACTGGCAACGCTCGTGTAGCAACAACATGCGTAGTCGGTTCGGGCTTAATAGGCCAGCCTGATGTAACTGGTGACGCCAACGCCTTAGTTACCGGCATAGCGGGCGCCGGGTATCTCGGTGGCGTAACGGCAAAAATTATAAACCGTATCCCGGTGGCAGGCTTGGGGGCCGTTGTAACTGCGGGGCAGGTGTCTGTAGTGGGTAGCGCACGGTGTGTTACGGTTGGTACGCAATTTATTGGGTTTGTAGGGGTTCCGCTTATCTGGGGCGAGGTTGCAGATGCACAGTCCGCTGGGTGGTGTCCTATTGATGATAGCGCGGTTTTGGATTGGGAGCCTGTTAACGATACTCAGAGTTCGGACTGGCACCGTATTGCCGCATAGGTAGATGTTTGTTATATTGGCGGTATCGCCGTGTAGGGGATTTTAGATGGCAACTTCGCACACTCCAATTTTGAAGCTGGCGCTTCCGGTTACCGGTGAACTGTCGGGTACTTGGGGCATCGTAGTAAACGAGAACATCACTTCGATGGTCGAAGAAGCCATTACGGGCCGAGCCAGTATAACTAACTGGACAGCTAACGCGCACACGCTGACGCAGGCTAACGGCACCACCTCAGAGTCACGGTGCTTGATGCTTGATCTCGGGGGTACGCTCACCGCCACGGGTACGCTGGCCGCTCCCGCCGGGTTTAACAAGCTCTACATAGTCCGTAACAATACGGTGGGAGGGTACGCGGTTAACGTGGGTATGCCAACGGGTGCCTCGGTTTCGGTTCCCAACGGTAAAACGATGCTGGTCTACTTTGACGGCACGAACGCTAAAGAAGTCGTAACAAACGTCAATTCTCTGTCCGTTGGTGGGTTTTCTCTGTCTTTAGCCAATAGTTTCACCACGGCGGGTAACAACGCGTTGACGCTGACTACTACCGGACCTACCAACGTAACGCTCCCGACTACGGGCGTATTGGATACGCAAGCAGGCGTTGAAAACAAGATACAGACCGCCATTGGCGCACCTCCTATCGGTGTCGGTAGCGTCACTCCGAATTCAGGGGCGTTTACCACGCTTACAGCCAGTGGCACCCTCACTGTCACAGGTGCAGGGTCTATTCAGGGGTTGAC